AGCGTCCAGGACCTGATCCGCGAACCTGCCGACGTCTACCACGCCAAGGCCGGCGAGTACCTCTCCAGCCACATGCTGGCCGAGTTCCGCCGCAACCCTCTGCTCTTCCACAAGAAGGAACTCGGACTGATCGAGGATCAGGACCGACCGGCGTACGTCATCGGCCGCGCCGCCCACGTCCTGATCCTCGAAGGCAGGGAAGCCTACGAGCAGGCCTATGCCGTCGGCGGACCGATCAACCCCAAGACCGGTCAGCCGTTCGGAAGCCGAACCAAGGCATTTCAGGAATGGGCGGACGGCCAAGGTAAGCCTGTGCTCAATGATGACCAGGCTGCCTTAGTCGAGAGTCTCAATGTATCGGTGCGGGCCCATGGGCACGCCTCGGCCCTGTTGGCTGACGGCATCGCCGAGGGTGTGATCCGCGCCGAATACTGCGGCCTGCCGTGCCAGGCTCGCCTGGACTGGCTGAACCCCGAGCGCGGCATCGTCGACCTGAAAACCTGCGACAACCTCGACTGGCTCCAGATGGACGCGCGCAGCTACGGCTACGTCTTCCAACTGGCCTTCTACCGGTCCCTGGCCGCCACGCTCACCGGCCAGCGGCTTCCCGTCTACATGATCGCCGTGGAGAAGCGCGAGCCGCTGCGCACCGGAGTCTGGCGCATGAGCGAGGAGGTCCTCGGCCTGGCCCAGAAGGAGAACGAGGAAGCCATCGCGCGCCTGATCGTCTGCCGGGAGAAGGACGAGTGGCTCACCGGCTACGAGGACATCCGCACCTACGACCTGATCTGACACAGGCGGAAGCGGGCGGAATGGCGTGACGCGCTGTGGCCCAGGCGCGTCGGGACTCCCTGGGTCCGCCCGCTTCCACACCAACCCTGACCGAAAGGAGAAACGACCGTGAAACTCTTGCAGCAAGTCACCATCGGACGGAGTCCGGCACCGAGGCGAGTGATGCTCTACGGCACCCACGGCATCGGCAAGTCGACCTTCGCGTCGTGCGCACCCGATCCGGTGTTCATCCAGACCGAGGACGGGCTCGGCGAGATCGACTGCGCCAAGTTCCCGGTCACCACGACGTTCGATGAGGCCATGCAGGCCCTGTCGGAACTCTACACCGACGAGCACCCCTATCGAACCGTCGTGATCGATTCGCTGGACTGGCTGGAGCGGCTGATCTGGACCGACGTATGCCGCAAACGGAACGTCGAGAGCATCGAGGACATCGGCTACGCCAAGGGCTACGTGTTCGCCCTGACCCAGTGGCGCGAGTTCCTCGACGGCCTGTCGGCGCTGCGCGGCGAGAAGGGCATGACGACGATCCTGATCGCCCACGCCCGCATCGAACGCTTCGAGAACCCCGAGACGGAGTCCTACGACCGCTACGTGCCGCGCCTGCACCGCCTGGCCTCACAGGTCCTACAGGAGTGGTGCGACGAGGTCATGTTCGCCACGTTCAAGGTCTACACCAAGCAGACCGACGAGGGCTTCGACCGCAAGCGCAACCAGGGCATCGGCACCGGCGAGCGTGTGCTGCGCACGGTCGAGCGTCCTTCGCACGTGGCCAAGAACCGCCTCGGCCTTCCCGAAGAGATGCCGCTGGACTGGGCCCTCTACGCCCAGCAGATCCCCACCAAACCTGTCAGCGCGCCCCAGGGCGGCAAGACCAAAGGAGCGAAGTAGCCATGGCGAACCTCAATGGCTTCGATGCCAATACCGTCGATCCCGCGACCGATTTCGAGCCCCTGCCTGCGGGCAAGTACCTCGCGGTGATCACCGACTCGGAGATGAAGCCGACCAAGGCCGGCACCGGCCACTACCTCCAGATGACGTTCCAGGTCATCGACGGCCAGTTCAAGAACCGGCTGCTGTGGTCCCGGCTCAACCTCGATAACCCGAACCGCCAGGCGGTCCAGATCGCCCAGGGCGAACTGTCGGCCATCTGCCGGGCGGTCGGGGTGCTGCAGCCCAAGGACTCGGTCGAACTGCACGACCTGCCTCTGCAGGTCACCGTGAAGTGCAAGAAGCGCGAGGATACGGGCGACGTGGTCAACGAGATCCGCGGCTACGCCAGCAAGGATGCCGCCGTGGGAGCGCCCCAGCAGGAGACCTCGAACACCCCGCCCTGGGCCCGGCAATGATCGAGGTCGAACTCCCGTTCCCGCCGTCGGTGAACCACTACTACCGGCGGGTCGGTCCCCGGACGCTCATCAGCCGCGAGGGGCGCAGATTCCGCGAACGGGTCTGCGCCACACTCGCCCGCCTCGGGGTCGAACAGTTGGAAGGGCCTTTGCACCTGGAGATCGAAGTCTATCCGCCTGACCGGCAGCGCAGGGACATCGACAACGTGCAGAAGGCGCTCCTGGATGCCCTCCAACACGGCGGCCTGTACGCCGACGACAGCCAGATCAAGAAGCTGAACATCGAGATGCGCGGGCGTGTCCGCGGCGGTCGCACCCTCGTGCGCCTGGAGGAGATCGCCGATGCTTGAACTGAGGCCGTACCAACGGGAGTCGGTGGACGCGATCTACCGGCATCTGCGGGATCGAGACGACAACCCCTGCGTCGTGATCCCTACCGGCGGCGGCAAGACGCCGGTCATGGCCACGGTCTGCCGCGATGCCGTGGGCCGGTGGGGCGGCCGGGGGCTGATCCTGGCCCACGTGAAGGAGTTGCTCGAGCAGGCGCTGGAGAAGATCCAGATCGTAGCGCCCGAGATGTGGATGAAGACCGGGGTCTATTCGGCCGGGTTGAAGAGCCGCGACACCGAGCACCCGATCATCATCGCCGGCATCCAGTCCGTGTTTCGGCGAGCCTGCGAGCTCGACGCCTTCGACCTGGTGATCATCGACGAGGCCCACATGATCCCGCCCGATGGGGACGGGATGTACCGGACGTTCCTCGACGACGCCTGGAAAGTGAACCCGAACCTGCGGGTGATCGGCCTGACCGCGACGCCGTTCCGGATGAAGAGCGGGATGATCTGCGAGCCCGGCAACGTTCTGAACGAGGTCTGCTACGAGATCGGGGTGAAGGAGCTGATCGTCCAGGGCTACCTCTGCCCGTTGGTGACCAAGGGGGCGGCCGAGCCGTTGGATACGTCGGGCCTGCACGTCCGCGCCGGCGAGTTCGTGGCCGGCGAGGCCGAGGCGTTGATGGACACAGACGAGCTCGTGGAGTCGGCATGCCGGGAGATCGTCGAGCAGACGCGGACACGCCGGTCGGTGCTCGTGTTCACCTCCGGCATCAGGCACGCAGAGCACGTCGCGGCGGCGCTGGGCCGGATGGCCAGCGAGCCTGTAGCTACTGTGTTCGGTGAGACGGCGAGCGAAGAGCGCGACCAGGTCCTGGCGGATTTCAAGACGGGCCGGATCAAGTACCTGGTCAACGTCAACGTGCTGACCACGGGATTCGACGCACCGAACATCGACTGCGTGGCCATGGTGCGGCCGACGCTATCGCCGGGCCTCTACTACCAGATGGTCGGGCGCGGCTTCCGGCTTTGCGATGGGAAGGAGAACTGCCTGGTTCTGGACTTCGGCGGCAACGTGTTGCGGCACGGACCGGTCGATGCGATCCGGGTCCAGGCAGTGCACCACCGCGCGGGCGGCGAAGCGCCGGCCAAGCAGTGCCCCGAATGCCTGAGCCTGATCGCCACCGGGTACACCGTGTGCCCTGATTGCGGTTACGAGTTCCCACCGCCCGAGCGGCAGCAGCACGAGGACACGGCGTCCACCGAGGGCATCCTATCGGGCGAGGTCACGACTGAAGACCACGAGGTCCGCGAGGTTTTCTACTACGTCCATACCAAGAAAGGCGCGCCGGAAGACGCGCCCAAGACGCTGCGGGTCGAGTACGAGGTCGGGTTTCACCAGTACTACTCGGAGTGGGTCTGCTTTGAGCACGACGGCTGGGCCCGCCACAAGGCCGAGTCGTGGTGGCGGAAGAGGTCGAACGCTCCGGTGCCGCTGACGGCGGCGGAGGCGGTCGCTCTGGCCGAGGACGGGGCCCTCTGTGAGACCGGCTCGATTACCGTGCGGACGGTGGTCGGAGAGCAGTTCCCGCGGATCGTGGGCTATGAGCTCGCGGACCGGCCGCCGTGGCGGGAGCCCGGGATGGACGACGACCTCGAGACGGTCGGCGCGGCGGTCGGCACGGCGGTCGGCACGGCAGCGCGGGGCTACGACCCGCGAGATGATGACGACATTCCCTTCTGACCCCGAATCGGATGCGTATGGGCGAACCCAGGACGACATTGCTGCAAGCTGCGTTGAGGTATGCGGGGCTAGGGTACCCGGTGTTTCCGTGCGTTCCGGGTGGGAAGGCCCCCGCGACGGCGCATGGGTTCCTGGACGCCACGACGGACGCCGGCCAGATCGAGGCGTGGTGGACGGCGCGGCCGGACTCGAACATCGGCATGCCGACCGCAGGCCTCCTGGTCGTGGACGTCGACGGGGCCGACAATCCCTGGCCTGGCGGTGACCGGGACGGGCTGACGGAGTGCCCGGTGTCGCTGACTCCTCGCGGCGGTCGGCACCACGTCTTCCGGCAGCCACAGGGTAAAGCATGGAACAGCACGGCAAGCCGGCTTGCGCCGAAGGTCGACACCCGGGCCAACGGCGGCTACATCGTCCTGCCACCCTCGGTGGTGGGCGGAAAGCCGTACCAGTGGGCCGGGGACTATGAGATCGGGCCGGCTGATTTGCCCGAGCCTCCCGCGTGGCTCGTGGCGCAGGTCGAGGGAGGGACGGACCTCTTTGACCAGGCGACGGACGGGGCCGCAGGGGGCGGGCCAGTCGCGCCCCAGGACGCGCCCGTGGCGCCACAGTTCGCACCGGGGGCCACCGGTGGCAACGTGATACCAGCCGGGCACAGGAACGCCACGTTGGCGCGCTTGGGCGGGGCCATGCGCCGGGTTGGGATGAGCCAGGCGGAGATCCTGGCCGCATTAATCCGGGCCAACCAGGATCGCTGCAACCCACCGCTGAAGGACCGTGAGGTCGAGCGGATCGCGACGAGCATCGCCCGGTACGAGCCCGATCAGGTGGCCGTCGCGGTGGCGGAGAACCACTGGGGGCAGGACAACGACGAAGTTCCGGAAGACGAAGTGCTCCAGGATGTCCAGGACCCGGGGCCGATGCCGGACGAACTGTTTCGGATCCCCGGATTCGTGTCCGAGGTCATGGACCACTGCTTGGACACGGCCCCGTATCCTAACCTGGTTATGAGCTTCGCTGGCGCCCTGGCTCTGCAGGCGACGCTCGCCGGCCGCAAGGTCCGCGACCCCGGGAACAACCGGACGAATCTCTACCTGCTCGGCCTGGCGCATTCGGCGGCCGGCAAGGATAGGCCTCGGAAGCTCAACACCGAGATTCTGCACGCGGTCGGGCTGTCGCAGCAACTCGGCGGACGGTTCGCCTCGGGTGAAGGGATCCAGGATGCCCTCTTCAGCGAGCCTTGCATGTTGTTCCAGACCGACGAGATCGACGGCATGCTGCAGTCGATCAACAAGGCCCGCGATGCTCGCCATGAAAACATCATGGGCGCGATGCTGACGATCTACTCGTCGGCCGACTCGGTGTTTCCCATGCGTCGCAAGGCCGGCCGGGATGCTCCCGGGGCCATCGACCAACCGTGCCTCGTGGTGTTCGGTACCGCCATTCCGAAGCACTACTACGAGGCCCTGTCTGACCGGATGCTGACCAATGGTTTCTTCGCCCGCATGATCATCCTCGACTGCGGAGGGCGATCGCCGGGGCAGGAGCCGAGGCTCAAACCCTTGCCGGATCGGATCCTCGAGACTGCGCAGTGGTGGGCAGACTTCCAGCCCGGAACGGGCAACCTCGAGAACTGGCACCCGGAGGCTCGGGTCATCCTGCACACGGACGAGGCGAAGGAGATCCTGGTCGAGATGCGCCTCGAGGCGGAGGCCGAGTACGCGCAGGCCGAGGCGGCGGAGGACGAGGCCGGTACGACGGTCTGGGGGCGAGTCAGCGAACACGCGAGAAAGCTCGCCCTTCTCTACGCGATCAGCGAGAACCACATCGAGCCGAAGATCGGCGCTGAGGCTGTCGGGTGGGCACGGCGATTTGTCACGCACCAAGCCAGGCGCATGCTCTTCATGGCCCAGTCCCACGTGGCGGAGAATCCGTTCCAGGGGGAGTGCCTGAAGTTCCTCAAGAAGCTCAGCGGGGCACCCGGCGGAGAACTCGCCCACAGCGTTCTCTTGAAGCGGATGAAGGTCGACGCCAGGACCTTCCAGGGGCTCGTGACGACCCTGGAACAGCGCGGAGATATCATCACCAGGACCTCCTGCGCGCGCGGCACCACGGCGCGCTTCTACAGGTTGGTGAGCCGCAGTCCCGAGCGGTGAAGACCCCCCAAAGGTGAAACACGTCCTGGCTCAAACGCCACAATCCGTTTGAATGCAATCCGTTACAGGTCGTTTCACCATTTCACCCCATGTCGCAGAGGGTGAAAGAGGGTGAAGCGAGAATGCTGTAACTTATTATATACAAACACACTCTCTCTCCTTTTCCCCTTTCACCCACCCGCGCGCATATTCCCCTCCGTCTCTGCGCGCGTATATGAGACCCCGGGGGTGAAAGGTGAAAAAGGTGAAACGGCGGATTCGCAGGTGGGGATCGGGGTGGGACTGTCCTGAAGCCGACAGACCCCTCGATCGCCGAGAGGTCGTCGGTTCATAACGGGTTCCTGCGAGTTAGGCTTCGGTCTGGACCTCCTTCATGATTGCGCGAACAGCGGCATCGTTCTTTCGCGCTGCGGCCACCAGCAGGCTGCGAGCGAACTTCGAGGCCTTCCCCGGTCCAGCCGCCTTGTGGATGTCGTTCCGTTCCTCCTCGGTCAGCCGGAAGGCGAACACGCAGAGTTCCTCGCGCGGGGCCTTGGCTTTGGAGGCGGGCTTCTCGGCCGCGGGTTTGCGGGCCCGCGTGGTCTTCTTGGTCGTCTTGGCCATCGGTCAGTTCCTTTCGCTCGGGTCCAGACGCGCGATCCGGCTGGGTTCCTTGCCGCAGCCCTCGCACGCCACTCGCCCGCCCTGGCGGTCGATCTCCACCATGTCAGCGGGCGTGATCTCTTCCCACCGCTCTCAGATCCATGTGTCGGACCCGGGATAGGGGATGTGGCAGCAGGCGCAGACGATGCTGCCCCGCTCGTTCCAGAACACTTGGTGGGCCTTCAGGCCGAATCGCGGTGTCGCGTTCTTCGCCATGTCAGTCCACCTCCCGCGGGATATCCGCCGCGAACACCAGCTCTCCGTCTGCGCCGTAGACCTCGACGCGGTCGATCCGGGTGTCCGGGTTCTCGCGGCCGGCGCGCAGGATGGCTTGGCTAGCCCGCATGGCGGTCAGCCGTCCGTAGGCTTCGAGCCGCGCCTCCTGCCGGTCGGTGAACAGGGTCGGGTTCTCGTCGATCTGCAGTCCGCCTTTGAACTGCAGATCGAGGTCGCGCAACGAGGCCTCGTACACGAGGTCATCGAGCGTGCTGTGGGGTTTCGGGTCGATCACGACCCAGAACTTATTGTCAGGTCCGTAGCGCATCGTCGTTGTCTCCTTCGTTCTGCATCTGGGCGACCGTGCGGTCGCCTTCTTCGCGGTCGGCGACGGGGATGAGCATCCCCCGGCCGACGACGTACCAACCGTCGCGCCGGTGGACGACCCGTAGGTCGCCGCTGAGGTCGAATTCCATGCCGTCGCTGAAGCGCAGCCGGGCGGGGCGGTGGTGATTGGATGCCATGTTGTGCTCCTTTCGGGACGCCGGGCCACATGCCCGCCGCAGTGACAGTGACGAGCTTTCTGGGCCGAATGGGAAGGCAATTCGACCCAGTAAGTGCATTATTACCAGTGAATTAGAGTCGCGTGAGGATCGGCGGGTCGGGGCCGCATTCTGGCGCCCTGCGGGGCGTTGTCTGGGCCGCGATAGGCCCCGGCTACCCCCGCCAGCCATCGACCCACCCCCGGGGGCGGCGCAAGGGCATCGACGGCTCCGGATCGGTCGCCGTCTGGACCTCATGCTGATGGGCCAGGGCGGCGGCACGCTCTGGCAGTGACTTCACGAACGTGGGGCCCAGGATGTAGAGAGCGGCCAGGCAGTAGACCTCGAGGTCGAGGGCTTCGTTGCGGTCGCGGGTCTTGATCCATTCACGGACCGTGCCACGGTTCTTCACCCATTTGCGGATGGCCTTTTCGGCGGTCAGCTGGGCGATGTACTCCTCATCGGTCCATTCGGGCAGGTGGCAGTAGCCGGGCCCCGGTGACCCGATGCGTAAACGCGAGTAGACGATTTCCTTGCCGGTGTCCACGCAGAGGGTGAACAGCTTCGCCCGGTACCGGTTGTGGGTGGAGGGGCGACCGACTAGGGGCTTGCCCCGCTCCGAACCACCGCGGACGGCGAACACGCGTCGGTCGATTCGAGCACGGCAGAACCGGTAGACCTGTTCGGAGTGATGGCCACCGCTGTCGACGGCGACGCAGGAGATCGGGACCTTCTGCCCGCTCTCATGGGTGAACTCGGTGCGCAAGAAGCGGTCGAGGTCGAGCCAGACTTGGTCACGCCCCGGATCGCCGTGGAATTGGGAGAACGCGACGAGCCAGGATTCCTCTGAAGCGCCGTATCCCTTCACCGCGCACTCGAGCCGGTCGCCCTGGACGTCGACCGACGCCACGAGCACGCCCACCCCATTGGGGACTTCGGCTTCGTATCGTTCGGCCCGGGCCAGCAGGCTGTCCGGGTCGACAGTCTCCCCGCGCTCCTCCCACGTTTCTCCGAGCACGCTGTTGACCCAGTTCTTCAGCTTGAGGGGGTTCTCCTTGGCCTCGATGAACTCGGCGACGGTGGCCGACCACGGCAGCCAGCCCAACGGCGAGTAGAGGCTGGACAGATGAAACCCGATCGTCTCGCCGGTGCCCTTGGCGGTGGGGCGCCACCGGCCGGATGCGAGCATCTGCGGCTTGAATCGTTCCTCGATCAGGACACCGCAGTTCACGCAGGCCAGAGCCGCGGTCTTGGGGTCGTCGTCACGCCACCGGATGTTCTCCCACCGCATCCAGTCGAAGTTGCCGCATTCGGGGCAGGGGACGAAGTACCGCCGCTGATCCGAGGCCAGGAACTCCCGCTCGATCCGGGAGATGCCCTTGATCGTGGGCGTTGAGACCAGGAATACCTTGCGGCGAGAGTAGAGAGGGCCGGTGGTGCGCTTCTCCGCGAGAGCGATCGGGTCGCCCTGCCCGTCGACATCGCCTGGGTACTCGTCGATCTCGTCGCAAAAGAGCCAGCGGATCGGCATCGACTTGACGCCGGTAGCCGAGTTCGACCCGGTCAGAAAGAGCACCCCGCCGGGGAATTCCTTAATCAGGAGGCTGTTGCCGCCGTCTCGGGACCGCGCCTCGCGGACAAGCTCGTGCAGCACCGGCGTAGTGGCGATCATGGGATCGAGGCGCTGCCGGCTGAACCGCCGGGCCTCGTCAACGGTGGGACGCAGGACCAGGATCGGCCCGGGCGCGTGGTGCATCACGTATCCGAGCCAGTTGTTGCCTGCTTCGGTGCCGCCCAGCTGCGAGCCCTTCATGAAGACCACACGGCGGGCGGGCGACCGAGGGCCCAGGGCGTCCATGATCTCGCGCAAATAGGGCGTCGTGTCGGTGTGCCAGTGGACAGCAGCATGGCCCGAGCGGTTGCCTAGCACGCGGTGTTCGTCGGCCCACTCGCTGACCGTCAGCCGCGGCTCCGGCCGCCATCCCGCCCGATAGGCGGTTTCGTAGACGTCACGGCCGTTCTGCATCAGCGATCTCCTGGCAGATCCGCTCGACCTCTTCTTCGAGGATGCGCTGGACCTCGGCGGGCTCCTGGACGGCAGCCAGGACAGTGGCGAGGCGCTCGGGCAGGGCGATCAGCTGGTCGCGAGCCTTTCGGGCCATGTTGAATGCGCCGAGGCGGACCTCGTCGGCGGGGACGAGTGCACCCCGCCGGCGATCGAGCTCGAGCTTGGCCAGCTGCGCCTGGTACAACTCGCGAGCGGCGCGGGCCTTGGCGTAGCCGGTGGCCGTGGATGGCGCTTCGACGGTTTCGTCGGCCGCGCCCAGATCCATGGGTTCGGACGGCTCGCCTGGCGTCTTTGTCTGCTTGGGATTGCCGGTGATCCGGTTGCGGGGCTTGCTCTGGTCGGTGTTCTGCTGCCACTCCTTGTCGGCAACGATGGGGTCGATCTTCCCGTTCACCGTCGAGATCCGGCCCGCTTTGATGGCGCGCTGAACCGCGACGTGAGTGACGCCACGCCGGCGGGCGTACTCCCGTTGGGAGATCAGCTCCTTCTTCGCTCCCCTGACCACCGCCTATTCATCCTGGTCGACCCTGCGGTCGTCGGCGATCTGATCGAAGGCCCGGCCGTCGCCGTCCAGGATGGCCTTCTGGCCGGTGGCTTCCTGCCAGCGCATCACGATCACGTCCGTGTACGCGGGATCGAGTTCCATGAGGAAGGCATGGCGGCCGGTCTGCTCCGCTCCCATCAGGGTGGACCCGCTGCCTCCGAAAAGGTCGAGCACGTTCTGGCCGGGCTTCGACGAATACTGGATGGCCCGCACGGCCAACTCGACCGGCTTCTCGGTCAGGTGGACCATGCTCTGCGGGTTGACCTTCTTGACCGCCCAGACGTCGACGGCGTTGGTCGGACCGTAGAACTTGTGGCCGGCCCCTTCGCGCCAGCCGTAGAACGCCCACTCGTGGTTGCCCATATAGTCCTTGCGGGTGAGCACGGGGTGCTCCTTCACCCAGATGACCGCCTGGCTGAAGTACAGGCCGCATGCTTTCAGCACCGGAGGGTAGTTGGCGCAATTGGCGTAGCCGCCCCAGATGTAGAACGAGTGCCCCGGCTGCAGCACGCGCGCGATGTTCCCGAACCACGCCAGGAGCATCTCATCGAAGGCCTCGTCCGAGACGAAGTCGTTGGCGAGGGGGCGGTCCTTGGGGCGCATCTTCCCGGTGGCCTTCGACTTGGTCTTGTGCCGCGCGAGGTCGAATCCCTGGTGGTGCATGCCCTGGGCATCGGAGGCCTCGACGGCGCTCTTGCTGGATGGCGGGAAGCTGGACAGGCCGGCGGCGATGGCGTTGTTGGACCGCGGCTCGACCTTCACGTTGTAGGGCGGGTCGGTGTTCACGAGATGGATCTTCTCGCCGCCGAGCAGCCGGTCGACGGCGGCAGAGTCGCAGCTGTCGCCGCACAGCAGGCGGTGGTTGCCCAGGACCCACAGGTCGCCAAGGCGACTCGTAGGATCCTCGGGCGGCTCGGGGGCGGCGACCTCCTCCGGGATCTCCTCGTCGAGTAGCGTGTTGAGTTCATCCAGGTCGAAGCCGGTCAGTTCGAGGTTGAAGTCGAGGTCCTCGAGGGCCTTCAACTCCTCGGCCAGGAGATCCTCATCCCAGCCGGCGTCGAGCGCGAGCCGGTTGTCGGCGATGACGTAGGCCCGCTTCTGGGCCTCGGTCAGGTGGGTGAGCTCGATCACCGGGACCGTGGTCATGCCCAGTTCGCGGGCCGCCAGCAGCCGACCGTGGCCCGCGATGATGCCGGCCTCGCCGTCGACCAAGATCGGATTTGTCCACCCGAACTCGAGCAGACTGGCCGCGATCTTGGTGACCTGCTCGGCACTGTGGGTCCGCGGGTTCCGCTCGTAGGGGCGGAGCCGGTCGATGTTCCAGTGTTCCAGTTTCCCGGGCAGTCTCACGGGAGACTCGGCACGCGCGGAATCGTCCGTAGGGGCCGTTTTGGGCGCGTCTGAGGCCTTCTTCGATTTACCAGCACTGGAACGTTTGGTGTCGGTGGTAACTTGTTTCATGGTTCTCCCACGCTACGAGAGCCGAGGTCGCCGGCACCCGCGGTTGATGCCGCCGGAAGTACCTACAGCATCGTCGGTTGCGATTCGGAGGCTTCGCGGAGACGAAGCGGTGAGCGATTCTCTCGGGTTCACAGGCCTTTTCCCTTCGCCCTCGCGATCGCGTTCAGCACTTCCTTCTCCATCTCCTCGCGGAACCAGCGGTCGGACTCTTTCTTGGCCGTCGCGAAGAACCTCAGGCGGGGTTTGAGCCTCTTGCCTCGCGAGAAGAAGTAGACGAGCCGCGAGGATTCCGGGCCGGTGCGTTGGAAGATGCCGATGTGAGGGACGAGGTAGGTCTTGGTCCGCGTGACGCCGACCCGTCGTTTACCGGTTTTGGTGCGGTCGAAACGCAGTCTCTTGACCCGCAATTCGGGAGGGACTAGCTGGCTGAACCGCGGGCGCGCGGGTCCGCCGACCACAGGCTCGGCCACTCGCCTGGCTCCCTGAGTGGACGGTTTGCGTTCGGCTCCGCGCTCGAAGGCGGAGAGCAGCAGGCGGGGCTTCTGACCGACTCCGATCTCGGCGTAGGGCCGGCCCTGCTTTACGTTGGCAAAGGGCTTGATGACAGCGGCCTGGCGGAGGATGAACTGCTTCTTGCGGATGGTGAACTCGTCCTCGACACGCCGTCGTTCGGCGGCCTGAATCCGCTTGGCGGTGTTGTTGATGGCGTTGACCGCGGCGTAGGCCAGGCGGCGCTGGCCGTTGCGCAGGCGGAGGACCAACGGAGCGGAGTCGATCTGCATGTCGATCCTCATCGCGGGCCTCCGGTGTCGCCTTCGGACTGCTTGATCTGCCGGCTATGCTGGAAGATGGCCTCGAGGGTGAGGCGGCCCTGGGACATTTCGACGAGGGCCATGGCGCGGGCCGGGCGGGGCGTGTGGCCCTGGAGCCACTCGTAGACGGCCTGGTTAGTGACACGCAGGTCGGGGTCGTGGGACAGGCCGGCGACGATGCGGGGCACACCGATATCGGCCACCCAGCGGCCGAACTCGGTCTGCCAGCGATCGGGGGCGCGCTTGAACCTGCCGCGTTCAAGCGCTTCGTTGCGGAACAT